CAGATACCATTTCGGCTATGGAACCCTTGGAGTGCTTCAAAAATCAATCTGTGAGTCTCTATAGCGAAATACGAGGCTTCCCACTTCTGGGTCGAAAGTATTTCGTTGTCTTGAATCATCAGAGACAAGGCAGCTTGTTCGGTATTGCTACGGATTGGGACTGATTTCTCAGGAGGGAGTTCTTCCCATTTTTGGACTAGTTTTGGTTTCATGTGTGTTTAGATGGTTGTTGGTTTCCAGCTTTCTTCGGGATTAATCGTCGCTTTTGTTCGGTTGATCCATGAAGAAAAGAATGGTTTGGTGAACTGGCGAGGTGGATGGGCGAGCAGCCAGTTCTTCGCGGCGATGACTTCGGCATCGACATCTTTCGTGGGGTTGAGTTTCTTGAGTTCAGCGATGAAGGAATCATCGACGAGTTTCACTTTCCGTGGTTTTGGAGCCGAAGGCGACTCAGCTACTTTAATTGTGAATAACTCTTCGTTTTCAATACTGCTGTTCGATGGAGCGATAGCGGAATCGGATGACGGTTCTTTTTTCGGTTCCTTCTGATGGTTCATGTAAGATAGACTAACAAGAGTTACGCCCTCCACCCCTTGAACCGAGTTATCACCCACCCTGCTAACAATAGTTACCCCCTCAAATTTCTTCTGACGACTAGGAGGAATTACTCGATTTAATACTTCGCGTGTGATTTCATCGCTTCCAATCTTCATAATATCTATCGTATAGAAGTTGGATGTTTGCCTGCCAGAGTGGTCTTCTCGTTCTTCTCGATTAACAAGACCGACCGCTATCAAAGCGTTCAGATATTTCTTCGTCATTGGTTCGGAGAGATTCGCTTTCTGTGCGATCTTACGAATCGACGGCCAGCATACTCCTTCATCGTTTGCACAATCGGCGAGGCACAAAAGCACCAGCCGCGCATTACCCTCTGTCTTACTATTCTCAAAGACCTCTGACATTATTCGGACGCTCATAGTTCAATTCCTTCCTTGAAAAAATCGGGAATATAACCAGCAGTTACAAGTTCATTATATGCAATTGCACCTTGAAAATTTCCTTTTGCCAAAGTGATTCTATCAAAAAAGAAATTTGCATCTTTGTGCATTTTCAATGCTTGATATTCATAAGTTATGTATGCCGCCAATCCAATCGCTGCTAAAGACAGATTAGCGTCAGTTAATATTTCCACGGGAATTACGGAATAATTTTGGAATCCGTAAATATTTGTTTTTTTCATTTAAAAAAAGGCGACCCCTTGTGATGGCGGACAAAAGCGGCAACTGACGCATGAGAGTGGTGAAACCACCACAAGGGATCATATAGTTTTTGTGTTTATTTAATTTTGTCCTACACTTCGGCTCTCACCCCGAAGGCGTGATTTCTCACACGCGCTAACCCTATCACGGCTGTTCGTGACAGGTCAAGAATTATTTTTATCGTTAACGATAATCTAGGTCAATCTCCTCACGCTCGCACTTCACCCATTCCTCGATCTGGTCTACCAAATCAGTCCAAGCTAGATCAGATATATGCTCATCGGGGCAGTCGATAGCGTGTAGCTTGTGATGAAGTTCTAGGTCTTCGTCTTTGATTAAGGCGAGTTCAGACCAGAGAATTCTTTTACCAGAGTATGTCGCGGCTCTCGCGGTAGAGTTGGGGCGGACACCGAGAACTAAATATCCTCCATGCCCACTAAAGGTCTCTAGTGTAGAAAAGATACCTTCTTCCATAGCTTCGGCGAGAGACATATTTGTTATCAGAACAGACTTGCGAGCGAAGTCCATGAACTGGAATGCAGTCATATCCAAGTCGATGTTGTTCTTGTGATTATCCATGTCGTGGGATACTATGAAAAAAAGATTGACCTGTCAATAAGATTGTTTAGACTTCACCATATGCATCAGTTAGAAGTCGCATACAATAGCTACCTATCAGCTATTGAACATAGCAGAAGTATCAAGCATAACGCTAGAAAGATGTTTGGCGTATATCTGCGCGACTGCCGTAATGGGCTTGGGTTGTCTGTCCGTGATTTGGGAGACAAGATCGGGGTGACTGGTAGTTTGATTAACCAAATCGAGACATCCTCGAAATCAATACTGAAGAAGCAACACATCGAGAAAATAATAGCTCTATGCTCAGACGCAAAACTCCACTCAAAGCAAAAAGCGGATTCAAGAAAAGAGGAGGAAAGCTCAACCCAGTTTCAGCCAGACTCAAAAAGCGAAGCATTGAATACAGCAGGGTAAGGAGAGAGTATCTTGAAGAAAAAAGCGGGAAATGCGAAATCTGTTGTGGCCAAGCAACCGACATCCATCATAAAAGTGGGAGAGGCAAAAACACCTGTGAGAAGCGCACTTTCATGGCTGTATGTCGCCCCTGTCACCAATACATCCACGATCACCCGGCATGGGCGAAAGAGCAAGGCTACCTAGTTTATCAATTCAAATAATATGTTCAAATCACTTATCGTGTGCGAAGGCACATTCGTTGCAGAAAACCAATATAAGATTCGCTTCCGCCAAGACTGGGTGGACTGCTGGATTAAGAAGTCAGACCTAGAAAAGCTAGAAATGTTGGGAACGACTTTCGAGGGAGACAAGGCTTGCAGGATTACTGTCAGCGAAGACCTAGCGAACTTGATGGAATTGCAGGGAGTGCTGGAGTAATCAGTCCTCCCCGTCATCGTCCGACATATAGTAATCATCGTCGGACATCGGCTTAACCTCTACCTCGCGCCTAGCCCAGAAGCGATCAGTTGGCACAGGTTTATCGTTACCGATAAAAGTTAAACCATTGCGGCGGGACATCTCTAGTGCGTAGAGAAACGAGTCAGCTAAGTCGGGCGAGAATCCAGTTCTCGCTTTGTAATCGTCTTTTGTTTCGACAGAAATCTTCTTGCTCTTTGTGCGATACCTACGCAGGCAGAGTTCGCGGCCTAGTTCACCAGATGCTTCGACTCCATAGATCACACGCGCCTTAAACCCGTGGAAGCTCTGATACCAGTATTCAGAGATCAAACGATCATAGACCTCGGTGCAAGGCCGCTTATCCACATCGGCAGCGATACGATCAGTTGGGCGACCCATAGAAGAGATAAGAGCGATAGAGGAACCATCCTTATCATGCCGCAGCCACTCGCGCATGATAGCCTGCCCAATTCGACCACCATCACCGCTGACATCCATTCCAAACTTGCTAGGCGTAACTTCATGCTTTCGGCAAAGCTCAACAACCTTCGCGGCGACTTGGACATCGAACTCGGTAGCTTGACCGGCGGCAATTTGGATCACTTCTTGGTTTACTAGATACATTACTTTCTGAGAGGTTCCACGGACATACCCTAGTTTACAAACTGTCAGAACGCATCTATCCCCACCAGCCGTGAAGGCAGTATCGAATCCAGCAATCTTGATGAGGTCATTGTGATCCCAGATAGGTTCTGAGTAGGTATCAGCATTCCGAATGACATCGGCGGTTAGGATTGTTTGGGCAAAGCCAGACTTGGGCCACCAGCCAATAGCGTTACGCACATAGTCAACAGAGTTCTCGTCACCATAGGACATCTTCAAAATGTCCGCCTGTTTCTTTCGATCCATTAAGAACGGGAATGGAGAAGGCTCATTAGGAGGAGCTTGGAAGTTCGGCGACTTCATTCCATTGTAGAACAAGCATACGCCTGTTTCGGTTTCCCACTTCTCCATATCAGCACTCACCGCATCGAAGCTAGTTTGACCTTTAGGCATAGCCCAGCGGGTGTGAGGATTGTCACCAGCGGACGGGTTTCCAATACCAATGAAAACCTTGTCATCGTTAGAGGAAAGGTTCTGCCTGATGTTAATCGCGCCCATCTCCATTTCTGGCAACTCGTCCAATGCTACGCGAATCCTATCGTTCTTACGACCACGGGTAGTATCAATAGCCTTCTGACCCTCAGAGCCGGGAGGGAAGGCAATAGCCTTGATAGCATTGCGGTAGTCCTTTTCATCATCTCCAGCCGCTCCACCCCATACAATCATGTGGCGATAGTCAACGAGGTTCCCAATCTTATTAGACGCACACTTCCAAAGTTTCGAGATGATACCCCAGATACGATCTTCCGAAGCTCCAAGGGTTGTAGTGGCTACCCAAGAAGATGTGCAATGCGGAGCAGCACACCAATCAAGATAAATCCACAGACCTACAGGAAATGATTTACCCATCGAAGCCGCGCCTGCGAGACACACATCGTCATTGTTGCACAACTCCTCAAGAGTCCTAAGAAGTTGAGTATTGGTATAACCGCGATTCTTAATCACAACATCAGTCGGCCACATATACTGGACAGCCATGATGAAGTGTTCAAATGGCGACAAAAGTTTGTAGTCAGAAAGTTCCATGTTCTTCTTCACCCGCATCGTCCTTCCGTAGTCACCACGGGTTAAAGCGTAGCAGTAAAGCTCGATCTCAAGCGGGTTCATGTTTTCTGGGAAGACCATCCCGTATTTCCGAATGCCATTTTGAGAAACAATTTTTCTTGACATGGGAAGGATAAAACCCCATCTTCACGCGCAAGGCAAGATGAAACTTAAAGAACCTCGACGCGCTCCTGTAGGCGGGTGGTATTACAAGTATGTAATCACTCGTAATAACCTAGATTTCCCAGCTACTGTCTATGGAGAATCATTGTCGCGCCTAATCGAGAATGTCATCAAAGATATGAGATCAAACGGCGTTACTGCGCCAGTCGATTTAGCAGATATTATCGAAACCCAAATCTGCGAACGCCAACCATCGGATAGGTGTTGGATGGGAGCAGGAGATCATGTTGCACAAGCTATTCATGGAGTAGCAAGAGTAGTTGACAGGATAGCAGGAACAAGATTAGAGCAACGAGCCAAAGGGTGTAGTAGCTGCCAAAAACGCAGACAGACATTAAATAGCTTTTTTAAGAAGTGATTTATCGTTAACGATAATGATTACCGCCAATCCAATAAAACACAAAAGGGGAGATGTCCGAGAGGATGGAATGGTGTTTTGGGGAAAGATTCATAAAAAGCCATGCTGGCTAACTCGTGAAAAATTCCAGCAATATCTTTCAAAAGAAAAAGAATCTCTGAAAAGGAACTATGAGAAAAAAAGAAGTGAGCGGTTAGAGAAATTTAAACAATATTATAGTTCAAATAAAGAAAGGCACAGGGAGCTTGGAAGGCAATGGCTAAATTTAAATCCAGAAAAACGAGTTGCTGTTTATAAAAAATACTATCAGAACAACAAAGAAAAGGTAGAGTTGGCGAATAAAAAATGGCGTGACAACAATAAAGAAAAAGCAAAAGCTATTTGGAAAAGAATAGCAGGTCAACGCAGAGAAAGAATTAAAGACTCTGCTCCGCTATCCAAGAATCAAAAAAAGATTATCGAGTGTTTCTACCAACAAGCACAACGCCTACAAAGCAAACTTGGAATTAAATTTCATGTTGACCATATTGTTCCAATAGCAAAAGGCGGGAAACATATACCAACGAACTTGCAAGTTATACCAGCCTCCATTAATGTTCGCAAACACGCCAGAGATATATTCATCTGGCCTGAACCTCAACTAAATTAATATAATGCCAATATCAGTAGGTAGCGACAACTTCAGTTTATTAACACTTGGGCCTAACGGAGAAGTTCCAAGCACTAGAATATCATCTGCAAATCATGCATATAATATTGCGAACAATTTAGCACTTGCCAATGTTGGGAGGGAAAATAAGCGTATCCGAATATTTCGTAGCTACAAACGCTTTCCACCTACAGGTTATAGTAAGTTGTCAGAGAAGAAATTACCGTGGCAATCAGATGTTAATTGGGGTCAAATGGATTACATTGTCAGTAATCAAAAAAGTTCATTCTACGATATTCTTACAGAAAGACAAACCTGCGCCTCAATCGAAACAAAATATGGCAATGAAAAAGAAAGACTCGTCCACACGGAAAACATTACGCTCGCGTTCGACAAAGCGATCCGCGAATGGCCGGGGTATCTCTACAACAAAGAACAAGAACTTGAGTCGATGCTGCTCTACGGAAAAGGCATCGGGATGTGGCACTCTCCTCTTGGCTGGATGCCAGAATATGTTCCGCTTTCTGACCTCTTGTTCCCTGATGACATCAAGGTTGATTTCTCAAATCTGGAAGAATTTGTGCGGCGAGTTCGACTCACCCCGTATCAACTCTACAAGATCATCGAAAACCGATCTGCCGCCGAAGACCTTGGGTGGAATGTTGATGCAGTCATCGACGCCATTAGGTTCCACAAAGCGTTCTCGGAACACAACAAAACAAGGGAAGACTTCTTCCGCACGATCTCGGAAAGCGGGTTCAACTGGTCACTCTCGGTCAACCAAAAGATCGACCTATACGAAATCTACTGGAGGGAGTTCGACGGCAAAATCTCGAAAGCGGTCATCCTCCAAGACTACAACCCAATCAGCCAATACATCAACCAGTATGTCAAAGGCAACGAAAAAGTCAGCGAAGCGGTTGTCCGTGACCAGCATGGTTTCCTCCAACTTAATATCGGGCTTTTCGACAAGTGGGATGAAATCCTCTATATGCTCACCGACTCGGTGGGTAGCGGATTATT